CTTACGAACACATGTCAAATCAGAGGCTCATATCGAGATCCGCAATTATGCCATGAGCAGCCTCGTTCTTGACTTCGAGAGTAACTTCAGCCAAGAGCTGAGTATTCTCGCTATCACCAGTCTTAGCCAGATCATTAGTCTGGAATGGACGGAGATAAGCAAGTGCTGCGTACTCAGGATCAAGGATCAGAGCATCACGGGTACGCATGAAGCGGTTAGGAACAACCGACATCGTGCCAAAGTCCGACATATAAACGTCAGCCGCACCGATAATGGTGGTAGGAGTATTGCCCGGAGCCATGTAACGCTGTGCAGCGATACCAGCAAACGACGATACCTTCTGCTTACCAGCAGCACCAACCATCAGAATCTTAGGCGAACCACCTGATACGAACACCTCAGAAACAACAGTCTTCAGCAAAGCCTCGGTGAAGGTACGAACAGTACCGTCAGTACGGGTCGATACACCGATAGTTGCTGGATCGGAACCGTCAGAAGCCTTGTCCGAGTTAGTCTTGATCCACGACAGGATCGAACCCAACTTACGAGCGATTGTCGATGTACCAGCCGAACGACCTTGGTTAGCGCACAGGATAGTTTCCAGATCGCGCTTCAGTTCAGCAGAAGCCTTAGCCAACTGATAAGCCTTTTCCGACTTACGACCAGCCTTGTTTACTGTGTCCAAAGTACCCGAAACCTGAACGGTCTTCTGGATGATCTGGGTGTAGTTACCAAGACGAACGGTAGGTGACAGAGTTGCCGATGTAGCGTCAGCACCTTCAATCGCAGCGTTAGCAGTAGTAGCAGCAGCCAGCGAGTCAGTCTGCCACTCGTGATACACGGCGGTAGCTTTGGTCTTGCCAATCGAGGACATAAATGGTGTCTCAGTTGGCGAGATGTCATAGATGATGTCGGTCAAATCTTCCCGCTGACCAATCGCGGTATGTGCTGTAAATGTAGGCATGATAGTTCCTTATAAAAAACGTTCAAATGCTTTAGCGGCATCAGCGACCCTTCCGGTCTGCTTTGCCCTAGCCTTAAGTTTCTTCATCTCGTCGCTGCTATCACGGGGCTGTGAAACTCCCGACTTCATTACCTTGGGAGCCTCGTTAACCTTCTTCGTGATTCCCGGCTTTGCAGACTGTAACTTGTCGTACTGCATTGCCTTCCACAACGTTAATACTGCACGCGAATCGTAAACATTCGCTAATTCTTGCTCTGAGAATCCCGCCTTTACCCCGAATTCACGGAGTTCACGACGTAATGTCTCGCCTTTCTGCGGGTCAGCATACTCAGGGATTACCTCTGCCAGCTTACGAGACTCAGCCTGTACTACCTGACCAAGTTGCTCCTGCTGTTCCCTCTGTTGCTGATCGTAAATCCTAGCCTGTTCTGCTCGAACTTGGGCTAATTGCTTCTCCCGCTGAGACAGTTCTGCGACCTTAACTGCGTAACCGATTGGATCGGTTTCCTTCAGATAGTCCAGATTCTCAGTTTCCGGCTGCTGGTTAAGCATCTGCTCAATGACCTGCAACCGTTCCGCATATTGGTCGCGGAGATACCTAGCTTCCTCGATACGCTGGCGTTCTGCTTCTACAACCTTGCGTTCTTCAGCTACAGCTTGCGATTTCTTCGTATAGTCTGTGCCAAGTTGATAAGATTTGATAAGCTCATCAAGGGTTACCTCACGTTCCTCACCAGCGGCTTTCACCCTGTATTTAGGAGGCTCCTCGGCTTCTTCTTCACCTTCATCTTGTTCTACCTCCGATTCATCGTAAGATTCCTCGGATTCGGCTTCGCTATCATTGGCTTCGAGTTGCGGTTCAGGTTGTTCCTGTTCGGAGCCTTCTTCCGCACCCATAAGACCCATGATAGCGTCGGCTGCACCACCTACGTCTAACTGAGTATTTCCCGATTCGGGAGTCATACTTCCAGTATCGCTCATATTAGTTTCCTAAATTATATCGGGAACTGCCCGACTCAGTTACAAAATTTTCAGCCGCTTTTCGTCTATCAGCTTCTGTGCCGATAGCCCTTCAAGGTAGGCCTCAATCTTCTCTAATGCCCGTAGCTGATGGTAAGCATTTTCCCTTACCAAGCTATCATCAAACTCGCTCATAGCAAATTTGTTAATCTCTACTGACCTGAGTTCTTCCATCATCATCTGAAAGCCCTCATCCCTCAGTAGATTCTCAGCCCATTGGCATCTGTCCATTCGTACCCTTAGTCAAATTACCTAGCTCTTTAATCGCCTTTAGAACAATATCAGCCTGTTTGTTACGGCTGTCCTCGTCAGCAATGTCCATCGCCAAGATAGCCTGTAGTTGCTTAACAGCCAACTCAGCCTCTTTAATCCGCATTTCAGAAGCACTACGCTCCTGCTGCATCGCCATTTCCATACCCTTACGGGTGAACTCAGCCTCTAGTTGCTCTCTCTGCAATCCTAGTTTCGCAGCCTCAATCTGAGCCTTAGCCTCGGTCTTTTCTCTCTCTACCTGAGCCAGCATCTGAGCTACTTCAGCCTGAGCATCTGGAGCAGGTGGCTGTGGCTGAGACAATGCCTCGTTCTGCTCTGGACTGATCTCGTTAATGAACGCCTTGGCATCCTTGAAACCAGCCGATTCAATCAGTCTCGCTAAAGTATCCCGGTACTGAGCCACAGACACCACAGGATTTGATGCGCCAAACTGAGTCAGAATCTGCTCCTGCTTGCCGAGGATCATCTGCAACATAGCCAGTTTCTGCTCACGATCACCCGAACCAAGACCGACGTTAATCGCCACATCGTACTGATTCGTCCATGTACGAGGATCAAACGTCACAAATCGACCTCTCATGCGGACAATCTTGGCCTGATCCTGATACTTGCCCAATAGGTGCAGAATCCCCTTAAACAAGCTCTTAACGCCTGTCTCAGCAAAGATTCGAGCAATCAACTCCAGCTTGCCAGAGTTCGACTTCATCATCGCGGCAATAGCCGTAGCCGAGACGTTGTTCATTACGTCAGGATCAAGACCCTGTTGCTGGTCGCTAACGCCTGTACGCTTGGCCTGAACCTGATCCATGTACTCAAGCAATGGGAAAGCCTGAGCCGTTACAGCAGGAACCTCGATAGGCACAATCGCACCAGCCGACTTCACACGAATAATACCGCCCGGAGTTGCATTAAGAGCATCATCCAAGTTGACCTGACCATCAACCACACCCAGACGGGCATTGTTCGTGAGATATAGGTTATCCAGCATCTGTCTCGTAACCGTAGACTTGATTAGCTGGATGTCCATTGTCCGGTCTGCTAGCGACTGACCAAAGAACTTATGAGGAATCGGGATAGGACAGAGACTGTGGAACGGTACTAGGTCACATTCCTCGTCATCTAGGATTTCGTTGCCAGAATAGACAATCTTCCGCAACTCAGCGATACCATCACCATTAACGTCGATCTTGATGTAGCACTCGTAGACCTCAACAACCTGCATCGTTGGGTCGAGGCTGATGTTCTCATCCGGCTGCTCACCCTGACTGAATCGAGCAATACGCTCAGTCGTGAACTGGAGATCGTCGTAGCTAGGCAATCCCTCGACGATGTCCTTATCGAAACCCATCGCTATGAGTTCCGAACGAGTCATCAAGCGACGATGAGCTACGAACGGGCTATCCTCAATAGTTCTTGCCGATTTGCTAATTAGGAATTCTTCCGGCGGTACGTTTTCAATCTTGACGCAGCCGTACTTCTTAACCTTCTTGACCTTGACCGAGTAGTAAGGAATCTGGATAGGCATACCCATCATATCCACACCACCGTCAACCATCTCGACCTTTTGGCTCACTACCTCAATAGCAGGATCAGACAGCAATAGGGCTAACTCGTCTTCGGTCAGGTTCTTGTAGGACTCTTTATTAACGTCCTCTTGGGCTTCCCAGTACGCCTTGACTACGCCAACCTTCATCATTAGCGCATCTTTGAACCAGTTGTGCAGGATGATTAGACCGTCGTTCTCACGGTAGAACACCCAGTTACAGTAGTCTGTGGCCTGTTTAGCGGACTCCTCATCTTCTGGAGTCTGAGGCTCAAAGGAGACAATATCCTCGGTGGTCGTAAAGACCCGGATAAGTTGGGGTAACGCACCGTCGATAGCCTCGGCTACCTCACCAGTCACAATCTGGCTACGGCCTTCTACCTCGTTACCATACGGATAACGCAGGTAATACTCTAATGCTTTGGATCGCTGATCCGTAGTCTCGGTATCAATGTAACCGATGGAGTTATCGATTTCGTTCTCGATAATGCCCTTGATTTGACCCTCATCCATCTTCATAGCAAATCCTTATGGGTTTTGCCTATTATACAATCCATTTCGTTGAAATTGGCAACGATGTCTGCCATGAACTATCGCCCTCGTCAAGACCTATTGCTAGGTATCTGAAAGCGTCACTCATATGGCTAGACCAGTCATGCAGCGGCTTCTCATAGAATATCTGCCGTCTCTCGTCATGTTCCCGGCGGTAGTTTCGTAAGGCATCTAGCCCCGGCTTAGTCCTTGGATGGAA